TTCCTTCTTCCTCCATTATAGCACAACCGGAGACGCTTTCCATGTCTTCTTTTTCGAATGTCGACCATGCTGCCAATGATATTTCTTCCTGCCTCTCGAACATAGACATACCGGAAACATTATTTATCCCTTCCTGCTCGAATAAAGAAATGCCTGCTGCCGATGATAATGATTCTTCCTCTAAATCGGCTATGCCTGCCAATGCCCCGGTCTCTTCTATCTCGAAAATCATATCGACTGTTCCGGCTATCTGTCCGCATGATTCATATTGGATTTCTGCTTGACCGGCTATATTTTCAGTTCTTTCTATCTCGAACAATGATTCTCCTGCCAATGCCCCGGTCTCTTCTATCTCGAAAACAGATTCTCCGGCGATGCTTTCGACTGTCTCCTTTTCGAACAAAACTGCGGCTGCTATGCTTTCAGATTTCTCGTTTTCAAGGATGACATAAGCGGCCAGAGAAAATAATTCTTCTCTTTCCAATTCTGATAATCCTGCTAAGGATGATATTGATTCTGCCTCAAAGTTAGATCCTCCGGCCAATTGCGATAATCCTTCTTTTTCCAGCAATGCCAATCCCGATATATTATCGGTTGATTCCTTTTCCGATGAAAATATACCGGCTATCTGCGACAAAACATTATCTTTTTCTAATGTATATAATCCTGCGACAGTATTTTTATTTTCCGTTTCTAATGATACTGCTCCGGCTATAGATCCTTCTGATTCTTTTTCTAGTAATAATATTCCGGCTATCTGATCAACTGCTTCTTTTTCCAATGTAGCGACAGCTGCGATAGTATCAGTTGCTTCGATAGGAGCGGGAGTATACGTCACTACTATGATACCTTGAGCACCAGTTTGTCCATTTCCTCCGCCTCCACCACCACCATATAATCCGCCTGCACCAGCATTTAATACAGATTCTTTTCCACCAGCCCCTCCACCACCAGAACCGTAAGTAGAGCCAAGATTTGTACCAGTATAACCAACTAAATGTCCTTCTTGTCCACCATTACCACCACCATTATATCCTATTCCTCCAGAACCATTAGAACCTCCATAAACACCATCTCCTCCTGCGGTTCCTCCATTAGCTCCTCCTCCTCCACCATAACGTGCACTCGAACCTCCAAAACTACTATTACCTCCATTTCCGCCAGAACCACTTTCTCCTCCCGCAGCACCGCCCCCACCGCCTGAATAATATTCACCACCAATACCTCCAGTACCTCCATTATAACCAATTGTTCCTGTACCTCCATTTCCGCCAGAACCACCAGCACCAGCACCGTGATATTCGCCATTTGCTCCAGCATTAGCTATAACAACATTAGTATTCCAATGAGTTTCTATACCAGCAGAACCTATTTGTATTCCTGACACAGTTGCACCAGAAGTATAAGCAACAGAACTTGCTCTATATTCACCACCTCCACCGCCACCAGTTTGTCCATTTCCTCCTCCTCCAATACACTCAACGGTTATGTTAGAACCGTCTGTTGTAGCTCCTGCCCAGCTTGTCCCTGATGTAATATAGACTTTCATTGGTCTTTGATTATTTTATTTACTTCTTCCTGGACCTTGTTCATATCGGGAACAAGTCCGGTGATGTCGTCTCCCAGTAATAAAAAGGCCTCGTCGGGGTTGAGATTGCAAAATCCTCCTCCGTTCAAAAGTCCTTCTTCCTTCTTATTTTCCGGGACGATCATCTGCCTTATCTTCCCGGTTGTCTTTTCGTAGATTACTCCGATCATTTTTTTATTTCTGTATTTACGTCTTCGACCGCTTTGACCAATATTTCCACCAGGTCTTTCATCGCCGCCTTATTCTCGATGTTGACCGTAAACGAAAGATTGGCTCCCCTCTTGTTATAGGTGAAAGTCTTATTGGTGACCGTCTTCTTGTTGAGTATGTTTAAGATATTGTTTGACATAATTTTTTTATAATAAATCCCCCGTATCGCTACGGGGGTTTTGTATAAGATAAATCTTAACATTGCCGCAGCAACGCTATTCTTTCTTCAGGATCTCTCCCGATTTATGCGCCCGGTTTGATCGCAGACTGGGCTAACTGCTCTTTTTTGAAAGTCCTCACTTCGGTGAAACCTCCGGCATCAATCCTGATCTCGATAACATTGCCTTCGGAATCTATCCCTCCGATGGCCTTGGCGATCAGCTGTCCTTTCTTTCCCATCGATGCGACTGCCTCGTTATAGAAATAATACTCTTTCATCCCTCCTAACGAGACTGTCCTCGCCGGGGCGGACTTCGTTTCCTTGGTCTCCGGGTCGATGTACGAGACAGGTATCGGCAGAGTCAGCTCCATCCGGTGCATCCCTCCCGGCACTTCGTCCCAATACATGTCTTGCTCCGTGATAACTTTTCCGTCAGGATATTTTGCTATGAACATTTTATTAAGGTTTTAACCCTAGTTATTATTTTTTCTCTTCTGCGGCTTTGGCGGCATCTTCCTCTTCCTGCAAGATGGCCTTTACGGCGTTAATCTTGTCCTGCAAGAAGGAAACGCGCCTCAGCTGGCTCTCTGTCAGTCCCTCCTTGTCTCCGCCCTCGTATTCGAGCATTTCGGCCTCATAGGCGGGCAGATTGGCTTTCTCCTGGCAGACTTCGCAGATGAAGCTCGAGAAGTCCCCTGATCCGTCGGTCATGACTTTGCGTCCGCAGATCTTGCACGTTATTTCTGTTTCTTTGATTTCTTCACTCATGTTGATAATCAATTTATTAGTTATGCTGTGACTCCGATCTCTCCGGCGTCGACTGTTCCCGAAGCGGGCAATGTCAGCTTATACGGACCGGCGGCCCATGATGTCGAACTGTTGCAGTATCTCAATCCATGAGTTCCGGGAGTGATAGTCGTCCAGGAAGGAGTCCCTTCAGAACCTTCGTTGAATGCCCAGGTCAATGACGGAGCGCTTCCGGTATAAGTATATCTAACCTGGATCATGTGAGCGGCCGAACTTGATGACGGCACAGATGCATCGTAAGGTACTTCCAGTCCGATATTGAACAGTATCGCTCCTCCTGCTCCGGGAGTCGTCGGATCGGTGACATAATTCGTCGATCCTTTTAGTCTGTTCGGATTGGCGCTTCCTGCCGAGGCTGATGCCGGCTTCCAATTTGCTCCCGGCGCTGCCGACGTTGTCGCTGCCAGGTACAGCATCGGCTTGCTGCTGTTTCCCGCGGTCCCGGTGAATATCTCTTTGGCCGTAGTCGTTCCCGCGGAATCTTTTGCCGGGAATGTCTGGCTGTTATCCCAGGCTTCTATTTTAGGAGCGGATGACAAGGCGTTGGAGAATGTCAGCTTAAAGACATTCTGCGCATTGTTATTTCCTGCTCCCGTTGCTTTGTTTGGTATCGCCATGCTTGTTATTCTTTGTTTTTAACTTGACCGCCTTTCCGGATTTCGACTTTAATCCGGTATCGAGGTCGATCATTTTGTTGCGCGGTGTCTGTATCATATCTTTATACCGGGGCCTGATTGGAAGGGAGTTTCCTCCCCTCTGTATCAAACCCCGATAGTCCTAGGAAACGGGTTCTGTTCCTGCATCGAGGACGGTTAATGCGGCTGGCAATGCGACCACATATCCGACCCTCTCCACGAATCTGAATGCGACCATATCCTCTTCGGCCAGGTTGATGACGGTTTCTCCGTCGGCATCGGTGATAGTAGCCTGATCCAGCATCTTGACTTGGATCTGTTGCTTGTCTCCGAATATGCAACCCTGTTTCAAGTTTCCGAATAAGATATAGGGATGTCCGGCAGTGACATCTTTGGCGGCCGGGAAGGCTTCGCTGATGGTCACCGGGTAATTCCAGATGGTGCCAGGCATGTTCTGTCCGGGATTCTGATAGATGTAATTCTTGTTCTCATCCTTCAGTTTCCTGATCACTGACAAGGCGGTCCTGTTCATATAGAACTTGGCTCCGTTCAGTGCTCCGGCAGGAGTGGCATCGATCATGTTCAATAGGTCATCGGCACTCAATTTTGTCACCCCAGCTACTGCCTGGTATACCTTGTTGACTGATCCGTTCTCCAATACTCCAGTCCAAACAGATCCGGTTCCGGTAAAGAACTTGATGTCTTCTTCCTTCGTTATCGCTTCAGTGATCAAGACAGCGACCAGATTAGTCAGATTGACAGATGAGTCTTCGACTATCTCTTCGGTCATCGGGACAATAGCAGCGAGCTTCTTCAATGTCTGTTCCACTATTCCGAATGTCGGAGTAGTCCCCTTCTTCTTCTCTCCTTCTCCGGTCCAGTGTACTGTTACTCCGGTTGCCAATGTCGGTATCTTCCTGGAATTGCCCGGTCCCGAGAACGGAAGATACATCATGTCGGACCTGGCGATGCCATATCCTGTCTGGGCTATCCTCAATACCTCGGTCATCAGTTCTTCAGGGATCAGCAGTCCGGCTTTGGCGTCATCCACCTTGGAAGTGGTCATCGCCTTGGCTTTGCCGATGTCTCCATCCATCAATGCCTTCAAAAAGTCTCTGGTGACGGAATCGGCATGCTTGTCCTTTCCTTCAGCGATCTTCTTCTTTCCCAATATCTTTGCTCTCTGATCCTTAAGTCCGGCCTGGAACTTGTCGACGATCTCGCCGGCTACCTTGTCGATTTTCTTTCCCAGGGCCCTGCTTGCTTCCTTGCCGATAAGAGATTTGACGTCTTCGACACTCATTCCTTTTTCCTCTTCATCGTCGTCATCATCTTCATCTTCACCTTCCTCTTCCTCTTCCTCTTCTTCGTCCTCCTCTTCCTCTTCTTCTTTCTCTCCAATCTCCTTGGCGAACCTTTTTTTGTCGGCGGACGACAGTTCGCTTGCGTGCAGTTTCAAGAACTCTATTTCCTTTTCGTTCAAGTCCTCCGCCTTTTTAGATAATATTTTAGCAAGAGTCATTTTAGTTTGTATGTTATTTTTTATCGATCTTTCTGATAGTATCCTTGGCTCCGAGCAGGCTCCTGATAGCCTTGTTCAAAGTCTTTATGGAGACTTTATCTTTGTCGGCCTCTTTTTCGGCAGTCAGGACCCTATCAATGGTCCTCTTCGCCTTGATGAGCGTCTTCCTGTCCGCTCTTGATAATTCAGCAACGATGTCTTTCTTCTCTCCGGATATCCGTTTCAATTCATCGGCGGCATAGCTTTTGAACTCCGGCACTTCCTTGTCGAACTCTTTGTAATGCTTCGCCAGGTGGTTATATACTCCCTGCTTTTCCGCTTCGGGAATGTCCACTCCTCCCATCGATCCAAGCAATGCTCCCATGGCGGCCGATACTCCTTTCCAGACGGCCTTCAATCCATCGGCTTCGTGATGCGGCAGTTTATAGCTTGATTTCACATCGGCGTTTTCTGAATCGTACCAGGTGCAGATAGATTTCAGCAGATCGAGATCGTCTCCGCATGCTTTTATCTGCGCCGGTCCGTCCCAGGACGTGTCTTCGGGAGCGGTCCCGTGGTCGGCGTAAGGAACAACCGATTTCTGCTTCATCCTCATCTCTTTGATCTTCGCATACAGCGGATCCATGTCTATCCCTTTCGATGCGGCGAGCGCTCCGGCATTGGCCGGAACATTGACGCAGCTTATCTCATACAGCGTGTTCGATTTCAAGATGAACCTGTCATTCTCCTGGTCCACTTCGTATTCGTTATTGGCGAATCCGGCGGAGAATGCCCTCATATACATGCCCGCATACAGCTTATACAGCGTCATCGCAAAGTCATATTCCTCGGCGGCGAACTTTATGGCCCCGGCCAGGTTTCCCTGGGCATTGTATCCGAGTTCTATCACCTTTCCGACAGCCGGCTGATAATGGTCATGCGCAAACAATACTGTCGGGTTCTCCATATATTCCTTGATATCCCATCCGGCCTGGACGACCACATCCCCCTGCCTGTCTTCATCTCCGGTCGAGAACACTCCACGGATGATATAATTGGCCGCATCATCGGCTTGCGGAGCTTCGGATTTGAAATATAGCTGTTTGTAGATTAGTTTTGGCATGTTCTTTTTATATATTATACCACGCTCTTTTTATTTTTGGAAGATTACTCGATGAAAGCCCCTCCCAAAACGCAACGGCAATTAGGATGGAGCGGAGGATATATCGATCCGTTGGAAAACTTTTCGTGGATCAAAACTATCTCTCCGTCGGCAGCCTGGCAATCCTCATCCGTCCTGTCGTCCAATACCGCTATCCACTCTTTCCCGTTCATAACTCCCGACTGGTCGAAACTCTGCAACAAACCCTCGTTGTTGGCCGCTGCCGATTCCGTCCTAGCGATCAGTTCGCTCCTGTACATCGGGAAATCGCTATATACTTCGTTGACCCTGTCGACGAGCTGGCTCGTCTTCTCTCCCGACGATATTCCCTCGGACAATGTTGATTCGAGACCCTGCAATGTCGTATCGTTGACGCTTGTCGCGAACTCTTTGGCGCGCTGATTGATGAACTTCTTGATGGCCGATGCTTGCATGTTGAATGTTTCCTGCGGAGCGATCGACAATAATGATTCCTGTCCCGATTCTTTCAAGAACTCTTCGATGTAAGGAACGATAAAGTTTATGGATAAATCCATCTCCTTCGCATCATCAAAAACTTTTGAGACCGCTTCCGATGCCTTCATCCTGATGATTCCTTTACCAGTCTCGTTGATCTTGGATATGACCCGCTCTCTCTGCTCTCCGAAGAAATTATCGAGAGCCGTCTTCAGCACGACCGATTTCGCATCTATCTTCTTGATCTGCGCTTCAGCATATATCTTTTTCTGTTCCGGGTCGGTGATGAAAGGCCTCCCGATCCCTTTCTTCTTCCCTTTCTTCGCCTTCTTGGATTTTTTCTTGCTCTTGATCCTCTTCATCATCATGTCGGTCATAGCCTTGGTCATCTGCTCTTTCAATAATAGTTTCTGGTAAAGCCAATAATCGCCCCTGAAATCATATTTGATCTCCTTCTTCTTTTCCAGCGATTCCCTGATCGTCTTTTCATTCTCCCTGGCGTCTCTCTCATTGCCTATCTTCATCTTCAAAGATTTACCCGTCTCAGCTTGCGGAAGCCCTCCGGCCGCCTGGTTCATTATAGGCATGTAGAAACTCCAACCCCCTTTCACGGGCGGCTTTCCTTCGGCCATCCTGACTTCGTTTATCAGCATATAATTGTTCTGCAATCCGGACTGATACTCTTTGATCACCATATCCCGGTCTTCGGGCACCGGGTTCTCATACCAGATATACATGTCGTCTCCGAAATCAACCCTGGCCAATTCCTCGGTCAGTTTTGAAACTATCCTCTTGACTTCGGGCACGATAGTTTCTCTCAAGAATATATCCATGCCTGTCTTCGCATTGGCGTAATTGACGTCATCGGTGATGGCGACCACCGTCTTCGGAGTCTTGAATGCGACCAAGATGTCGTCTCTCGTCATCTTCTTCGATTCGATGTAATCCATCTCTTTCTGGGTGATGGATATCTGCTGGTAATCAAGTCCTCCTTCGAGTATGGCCACTTTGCTCGACTTTCCTATGCCCTTGTATAATCTGTTCCATCCTTTCTTTATTCCTCTTTTCTGCTTCGGGTTCAGGTTCCTGGTCGTCTTCAATATCGCATCGGGCCTGGCATTGTTCAAAAAGAAATCCCTCTGGTATCTCGATGCATACTCTTCGGTCTGCACGCTGTAAGTAGCCGGACGGAGCGGAGTCATCCCCAAGTATTCAGATAGAGGATCAGGATACTTGATATGTATTATGTCCTCGGGCGCTATCGATATCTGCTGTCCGTCATTCGGCCTCGTAAACCTGTACTCTTTGATGAACTCTTCCGGGTCGGTGATGACCTGCATCATATCCGGCCTCAAGTTCCACAACTCGACCGGCCTCCCCGAGTTATTCCTTACCTTGTAGATGAACGCATCTCCCGAGCACTTCAAGTTTATGATCATGGTCTCGGCGAAATCAGACCATACCTGGAACTGGTTTGGCTTATATAACAGGTTAAGGAGCTGGCTCACCTGGACCTGCTTCGTATCTCCTTTAGAGTTCAATATCTGGTACTGCTGCAATTCGACGCTGCCGACCTTCTCGGCGATCTTGCTGACACAGGCGAAAACATAAAGAGATTTCCTGTAAGTCGACAGATGATCGGCCGTCATCAGTTCCGGCGCGATTATCTTCTTCAGCAGGTCGAATCCTCCATAGACCGCATTGCCAGTCTGCTGCTTCTCTTTATTCGAGAACATTTTTGAGAATATGTTTGCCATGTTTTTCTCTATTATACCACTTTCTTATTTTTATTTGAAGCCCCGCTCACGAAACTTTCGGTATTGAGTCGTTCAAGTAAGAATAGACGGCATACCTGATCGCATCCATCGCATGGTCATTATACTTGACCGGCTCGTCCATGACCTTGCCGTCTTTAGATGTCTTCCACGAATATGATTTAATCTCTTTTATTGTATTGACCGACCTCTTCGTGATGTACATCGGCATCCTCTTCACCGTATCGATTCCCAGCTTGACGTTCTTATGGGCCGGAAAGATATTATACCCGGCCCTCGCTATTTCCTCGATCCTGTCCGGTTCGGCATTGTCCCCGTATATATATTTTATCTTGCTTATCTTCTTGTCTTTCATCCGCAGCACCAGATCATCCGTCGTCAGGTGGCTCTCATAGATCAGTTCATCGACATAGATTGCTCCCTCGTATATCTTTATCTTCATCAAGCACGAAGGAACATTGAATCCGAAGTCCAGTCCGTAGATCTTCTCACCGTGCTCCGGCATCTCATCGATCATCTGCCACTTGCTGTAAATCTTCGCCATCGATACTCCCCTCAGTCCCAGCCCGTATATCTTCCAGTAATTGTCATCGGTATCTTTCAGCCTTTCGATCTCTTCGATGATCGTCTTTTCCAGGAACGGATTATCCTTGTATGTCGACCTGATCAGTTCGCAGTCGGTCCTGGTCAGCACATTGTCATATATCCACGAGAACTCATCAGACGGATTATAGTCGAGATATACTCCTCCCGACGTCCTCAATAGCAGCTGCCTCCAGTCTTCATATGTCAGTTCATTCGCTTCGTTGACCCATAACTCTTTTCTCTTTCTTCCTCTGACTTTCTCCGGCTCGTCAAGCGAGAAGAACTCTATCTCCGTATTGTTCAGCTTATAAACATGATCGGACTTGTTATGATTCGCTTCCCGATACCATCCCCATCCTTTCAATATTGTGAAAAAATCCCTCATCGCTGTCGCTTTGAGGGCCGGGAATGTCTTTCGACAGATAGCATAGACAGTCGGTTCTGTTTCGGCGGCCGCCTTTATTGCCAGGAGCTGGGCAATCGAGTAAGTCTTGCTCGATCTCGTCCCTCCCTCATTCGCCTTTATCTTCTTCTGGCTGTCCCGGTTCTTTTGGAATACTACCGTCGCATCTATCTCTTTTAATTTCAGTTTTTCCATCTTTTGGTTCGACTATTTTTATCTTTATCGGAGGCAATGGATTATCTTTTGATCCGGACAATTCCAGTGCGGCGCTATCTTTCCAGTCATAATTATTTTTTAGGTTGAAGATAACTCCTGCGACATTATTGCTGAACAGTTTTTCCTCCGTAAAGTTTTCAATCATTCCCTTCGCTTTTTTAATCGTGTCAGAATATCTTTTCTTCCCCTGATAGTCAAGCAGTGTTTCTCTTGTCGTATCAAGCGCTGTCGCCAATCCGGTAATAGTCAATGGCCTTATGTTCTTTCTTACTTTTACGTGTTCTTCTATCTTATTACCATCCTTATCCAATATGATGTCTCCTTTATCGTCTCTTTTAGGTCTGTCCTCCCATACTTCTTCAAAGCAGGAATCGAAATAGGCTTGGATTTTTTTCTCCAGATCTTCTTTGCTCTTAAACTTCGGGGGTCTTCCGGCCTTATTCTTTGCCATATTCTTTATTTTGCTGTTATCAGTAATACTATGCCTCTTAATCCGTTCATTATGTTGTCCTGTAAGGTCTTGAATGATGTCTCAAGGACAGATACTTTCGATTCGAGTATTCCGATGCGGTCATTGTCTTCCACCGTGATATTTGATGCGGTGCAGGATTGCAATTGTACCTCAACCTTAGCCAATTCAACCTCCAACTCGTATATCCTCTGAGTAGAATCAGCTCCAGTGCTACCCCGGCAATATGACCAGACGGCCAATCCTCCGGTTCCGGCCTCGGGCATCCCTTCTCTCCAGACGGTACAGTTTGCCTGTGATCCTGGCGTTATAGATGCAAATGCCCCGGCCGGGATCAATATTGATAAAAATATTATTGTTGAAATTATTGTCTTATTCATGGTGTTTTTTATTTTCTTATTTTTAATTGAAGAGGGTTTTGGTTTTTTATCCTTTTCCCTCTTATATTCTACCTGCAATGCTTCGGCAAACTTTTCTATCGGGATAAGTTTGCCGTCCCACCAGATCACTCCGTTCATGTCATCTCCTCCTTTTTCTCTTCTTGATAAAGCCGTAATACTTGCGGATGGCGCGATTGTTCCCCTTCAGCTGGGCCAGCGCTTCTTCGTATATCTCCGGATGATGACGGAGAAGATCGTTCTCCTTTATCCTGATCAACTCTTCGAGAGCATCGTGGCACGGCGTCCGGCAGACATCTATCTTTCTCCCGTCTCCGAATACGGCTTCCTTCCAGACATGATGATGAGAATGGTTTTTCTCCGATTCCCATTGCTTGCATAACTCACAAAAGAACATTATCAACCTCCTGTACTGATTATATTATAGCACTTTTTTCATCAATAATAAAGCTTCTTTACGACTTTTCTGACCAGGCCGGATTCGATCATATTTCCATCAACCTTTACGCGGATTATATCTCCTTTGTTATAAATATTTCCGTTAATATTTATGATCTGATTGGCGTAGAATAAAGTTTTTTCAAACTCTTCATACTCTGAATGATCCTTTAATTTTTTCTCGATCATGTTCTGGAACTTTTCATACATGATTATATTATCATCGGTCGAGATAAAATCTTTTCCAAAAAGAGTATCGGGTATCTGGTCATTATAATATTTGCAGTCGTCCCGATATTCGCTCTCTATCTTAAACATATTTCCATACAGGCTGCGGAATAACAGAGGATCGTCTAACTGCTCGATTATCTTGATCACTTTCATTATTTTTTCTTTGTTGAAGACAATCGGATAATGGACTTCGAAGTCATCAGTATCGAAATCATTTTCTTCTAGATAATCGATAGTCTTTGATATAGCTTTGTAATAATATCCGGCCTGAGTCAGATGGTCTCTCTTTGCTCTGTTTAGATCTCCCTTCCTGAAATATTTTATCGAATCGACTTTCTTCAGGAAGAAAAAGTCATCATTCATCAGGATAAAATCATCTGATATTTTCTTTTCATCTTTCCCCAGACAGGCAGTCTTTATCTTATGGACCGCATTTTTAAGCTTATTCTTGCTAATATCTTCGGCCGGAATATGCACCACTTTTTCTTCGTTGATAAAAGGAGGAAGATATCCGCATATAAAGATGCGCCCTTTATTTCTAACATTCTTCAACGATCGGAGAGAATATCTGATCTCATTGTTGTTCCACCGGGAAGAATTGTTAAGTATATATAATAAATCTATATTTTTCATTTCAACTTGTTTTTTAATTCTTCTATGCTCATCTTCCATGGATGAAATAATAGCATATCATTGCTTCCGATTTCGTTCCTCTCTATATTGATCCACTTCTTCTCCGTGCCGATTATGGTTATACCGCTCTTAAGGCATATATCGACAGTATCCTTGTTTATATCTATGAACGGAGGACAGAAATAACGAGTTTCCAATATCTCGCACGATGTCCTGATCGAGTATTCCTGCAACTCCTTTCCGGCTTTCCCGTGCTGGATATGCCATAATCCGTGCGAAGCTATTTCCCCTTTCAAAAGTTTGGTCCATTCGAGATTGAACATCTTTCCCGCTTTCGGAAGATCGGCATCCCAAGGCTTTATTTCCTGATAAGCCGATCCGTTGTCGCTCTCTCCGGACAATATGGTGATGCAATTGATTATTCCGGCCCGGGGAAATCTTGAAAGTATCATCTCCTCCATTTCAACGATCTTTTCGATATCCGAGTTAGCATTGATGTCATCTATCCTGAAAATCATAATCTTTTATCGCTTTTATCAGCTTCTCTTTTTCGTACTTCGGCGGAGGAATGACATGCCAGTCTCCGATCTGATCGGGACTTCTCGCCTCTCTTCCGCTTCCGATGAAATAATCATTGAACTTGAACGACCTTCCGATCAGCTTGTCCGACATCTTTATCCATACGGCCGGTATTCCGTACGCCTCGGCCACGATTATCCCGTGCAGAGAACTGGAAACTATCAATTTACAGCTGCATATCTCATCTATTGTCTTGAAAGGATCCTGGCGCACATCTATTATAAACCTTTCTTTATTTCTTCTCAAATCGGGACTATCGAAATCAACATAATGAGGCACGAATCCGAACTCTCTTTTCGGAAGTATTTTTGGAGTATATATTTCCGGAAGAAGTATTGCCGGATCGCCATATACTTTTGGAACATCTCCTCCGAATATCCTGTCCCTCGTCAATGGGCCACGAACAGCCAGAAACTTCATCCCAGGCAAAGCATCAAACGGACGGTCAGCTATCAGTCCCGATCCCCAGACGATATCGTTTCTCCTGGCGGCGTAGAAAATGCTGCCGACAGCCAATAGCTTCCCATCGATGTTCTTATCAGCAAATTCGCAGTCAATCCCTAATCCCTTTAAGATGATAGGGGATAGCATATCTCCGAAGTTTCTTTCTTTGTTGTGCCAATAAACCTTTATCATTTTTAAGATATCTTTTTACAATAATAAAGCATTCCGCCTGTCTTCACTTTCTTAGAAAATATTAAATCCCATCCTGACATCTTTAGTATCAATTCGAATTCAAAATACTCAAGATTATTTTTTCTCTCTATTCCTCCGTTAGTGTTTCTCCTATACGAAATTATCAATCTGTCAGAATATTCTCTGGCATTTGCAAGAAACGAATCAGGACTTTTTATATATTCGATCACTCCCAATGAAACAGCAAACTGAGCTTTGAATCCTAAATCAGGCCAATTATTTGAATTAAGATCTGCCTTAATAGTCATATTATTCCACTCTGAAACATCTATCGAAACATATCTTTTAGGAAAAACGAGCTCTTGATAAAGCCCTCCCATTCCTCCTCCGATATCTATTACCGTAGCATAGTTCGGTATTATACCGGCCGCTTCCCGAGCCCTTTCAGTCCATCTTACCTTCCAAGGATATAAGTCTTTTAATTTTTCGTTTATTTTTAATTTCATATTATTTTCCCGTTGATTCGTTATATGAATGAATCGATGCCCAGCAATGACCCTTCGGAAGAAGTATCGACTTATCGAATCCTTCCATCAGGGTGATATGGGATCGATGATATATGAACTTGTAATCCCTCTTGTCAGGCTGGTACAAGGCCATGAAAGCTGAACCCCTGGTCGGGCCGTAATTTCCGAGGAACCCTACTTGACCGGTCCTGACATTGATTGATTCCGGCTGAAAATGGATATGCAATGGCCTTTCTCCTCCGTCTTTCGAGATGCAATCCTTAATCATGGCGACATAATTTTCATCTACCAGATCGTCCGAATCGAGGCCGATCTGCAAATCGTACTTTTCTAATCCTTCCAATTCTGAAAAATCTACAAAATCGTAATAATAAGTCTTTCCGTTTTTACCGCTGGTCTCATAGAAGACAGCTTCTCTTTTTGCATGGAATACCTTTATCTTTTCCGAGAGGCTTTTGAATATTTCATCGTGGCACGGTTCGCACCAGATGCAGATATCGAAGTCATCATCGGCCTGCTTTAATATTCTCGGCAGGACGGCATTCTTAAAATAGGAAAGTCTAAAATCAAAGCGCGGATCGTTTTCTTTATAATGGAATCTTGTAATTATTGCTGTTTTCATATCAGTAAAAAATGCTTACTATTAGAATAATTACCACGAAACTGATTCTCTTTTCTCCGAAATCATTTTTTTGAGGAGCCCAATTTATGCCTATGGCACAAACATTGATTATATTAGATATTTCTACTCTCATCTTTTAATTCTTTAAGTCTTATCTTCTCCAATAATCTTTTCTTCCTTATCGAGAACATCTTGTTTCCCATATCCGGGCGCCTTCCTCTTTTAGAACGATGCTCATGGTGAGGATATTTTCCCGAATACTTGACCGACCACCTCGCCCTTTTCGGCATATCATTTTTTGATATAAACGAAGAATCTCAATAAAAATATCCACCATGCTTGAGGAAAAAATCTTGGCTTCGGCTTAAGCATCCGGCCGTTTTTCTCGGCCAATAATTCCATCATTTCCCCGTAATCTTTCTTCGCCTGCTTCCTTATCTTTTTTGATATTCTTCCGTTCATTTATTATATATCGGCCTGACTGCTATCGTACCGTCAGATTTCTGTATCTGCTCGTACCTGATAATAGCCGGTCCATCAGATTTCTTATTTTTGACCACCTCGTCTATGAACTTGCCGACCGTTTCCAAGGTAAACTTTTTTAGGTAGTCTGTGTTCTGCAATACTCTTATCGTATTCTCGATATCGATATCTTCATAACCTTTAAGCATCACTGCCGCGCGGAGATTCCTCCTGATCAAAGACTGCATTATTTCTTTATTCAAAACTTTTATCCCCGTCTGCTTCGCCCATAACCCGATTATCCTGATATGCCTGTTTTTATCGGATAGCATTTTTTCAAGAGGTGGTCTGTTATCTTCCACCTTTACTTCTTTGGTCTTGATCACCGGAGCAAAAGGTATCTTCCCGTTATTCTCTTCGTTGATCTCTTCTTCGCAAAACTTGGTTAAAAGATTGATTGATTTTTCTAGATCGATGCGGAAATTGACAGTGCAAGGATTTCCCATCCTCTTTGTTTCAAGTATGCCTATATCAATCCCGATCTTCCTGGCTGTATCCTGTTCTCTCCTCGATAATCCTGTTTCATCGTACATCTCCCGGGATGTCTTATGGATCCATCCTTCCTTGCTCCTGGTCTTGTCTGACCAATAATATAGCTGCGACCACATTATAGCCAGGTTAACAGATCCGAATGCCCGGGCGACGACCGCATGATAAGCTATCGGCCGCTTCAATATCTCAAGTATTGTTTTCTTCATGGTGTTGTTTTCTATATTTTACCAGATTTTTATTCTTCAATCAATATCTCATGCGGTTCGGGAATATATATGCCATGTTCGGTGACGTTTCCTGGTATCGCCGCCCATATACGGCACTTGCTGCAAAAATCTGCAAACTCCGCTCCTGATAAATTGCTCGTTCCGCGCGGCACTTCCACATTGATTATAACTTTGGTCTTCGGATCGATAACAGATATACCTTTCTTATTGAACATCATCTGCAATAAAAGATGAATCTCGTCGTCGTCTCCCAATTCTCCCGTAGCGTCAGAAATCATCTTAATGATCACGGCCCAATAATATCCGTTGAAATTGGTATCTTCTCCAGGCTGTCCCGATGTCCTTGCCTTAAATCTCTTTCCAATAGTCATCTCAACCTCTTCGCCATCATCAAACCTGGCAAGATACTGCTTTATTCCGTCAGGATCATTGTATACCAATTCTCCTTTCGTGATCGATCCATACCATTTTTTCTTTATCGCCATATTTTTTCTTGATCAAATATACTGCTCTTTTTTTCATCTGTTCCCAGTCTTCTTTCGGATATTTTTTCAAATCCTCGCTGGTTGATCTCGACAAAGCAATGAAAATATTTATCTGCTTATCTAATCCTTCATAAAGATGATGATGCTCGCAAAGAGGTATTATCGCCCATCTTTCATTAACCTGCTTTGCTGCGTAAATTATCGCATGTTCCCAGGTTATGCGGCCGGAGCACATACCGTCTCCGGCCCTGGCGCACATCACGTAATAAGGATCTCTTTCCAATTCCCTTTTCAACTTATCGGGAATCGGCCTCATTTCTTTTTGTTGAACGGAATCTGATCAGTTTTTTCTTCTTTTATCTTTGTTGGAAGAGGAATCTGCTTCACCCCGAAAGAAAGATTTTTGAACTTCCTTTCATCGGCTCCGATTGCCGTTCTGGCTTTTAGGATAGCTTTCTCGGGAGAATCAGCAAACACATCTAGACTTTGCGTATATTTTACTGTGACTGAATAAGGATTTTCCATGTTAGTTTTTTAATTTATTATTATTGTCGACCGATCTCAATACAGATCTTTCCTTGAATCTTTCTCTCGCTGTCGGATTTTCTGTCCATACATCATCATCGCAATATCCCTCTTTGACTAAAAAGTCTGTGTATTCTTTCAGGATTTCCTCTTGCCAATCTTCCAATATCTGTTTTTCTTTTTTTTGTCTTCATATTTATTTGGTCGGCTTTAATCATATTGAATACCAGAACCTTCTTCTCCAAAATCTTTATCATTTAATCTTGCTTGTAAATCTTTTAATGCTTCATTATATCCTTCATACCAACCTGTTGTATGGTCTGTTTGAGTATTCTCTTTGCAATAAATTATTATTTTATTTTTATCCTCCTTATCTTTTTGAGATAGAAGGGAGGAGATAAATTGCTCTACTCCATCGGCACATTCAACAAATATGGGGCTATCCGTTCCTGCAAACTCTTGTTCCATTGTGCCAAGTCCTGGAAACTGCTTCCTAAATTTCTCTTTCCACTCCTCCGTTTCTTGGGGGTTGTTTTTATTTTCCATAAATAATTATTTTACCTTTTTTATAATAAGCACCTTTCTTTCCCCAATTTTCATCTAATACTTCCACTAAAACTTTTGCTGATGTTTCATTCCTCAAGCTATATGCCTCACAAAATTCATCTTCACAATTAAAAATAACAAAACAATCTATCTCTTTCTTCCCTTCCTCCTCTTGAGGATAAACTTCTTTTCCATAAGCCTTATTGAGTATTCCCTTCATCTCCTTTTCCTGTTCTCGGCTTAGCATTGCTTCCTTGCCATTTATTCTGGCCACGGCACTGCATTCCTTTCCGCACTTCGAGCAAACATAATAATGAGTATGATATTCTGATGAAGCTATTAAAGGGGCATCGCAACAGGTGGAGAGGGGTTCTTTTGTTTTAGTCATAGGTTTATTTATATATAATTTTCTGGATTCTGTTCGTAGTCTTCTTGTCGGGCATTAGGGCAGTATCCAAGAGAAGTTTTATCTAATTCTTCTTGTGATATTTTATCCAATTCTTCGGAAGTCAAATATCTTTCACCTATAAAATATCTCCCGCAGAATCCACACCTTTCTAACTTTTCTTTCATAGGTTTATTAAATTATTTATAATTGATTAACAGGAGGGGACGCTCTGCCACTGAGCTACATATCTTCCGATATGCCCGGACTCGGACCGGGGACCTTCCCTTCGGGCTTGCTCTACCGATGAGCTACTTGCCTTCCGGCAAGATGGGATTCGAACCCATTACCTCGCCCCCTTCTATCAACCTTTTATTATTATAATAATACTCGCGCGATCTTCTTCTGTTCTTCTCTTTATACTCCTCGGTATCCTTGACTTTCAATCTCCACCTTCTTGATTTTTCGTTCATCTTACGGCGCATCTTTTTCGCCTTTACTGGATCAGACATCACCTTCTTCAGCCATTTCCTCGTGATGTTGTATCTCATTTTCCTGTACTCCGGATCGGCGTAATATTTTCTCTTGTAGTATTTCCTGAAATAATCGTTCTGCTTTTCATGATTCCTCTGTCTATATCTTTTTTTTGCCTCGTTATGGCTCTTGCGATTCTTCTCTTTTTTCTTTTTCTCGTATTCGAGGCAGAGAGGGCACGTTTTTCCGAAGGCGACGAGAACATTGTGTTTTTGGCATGACCACGGCTCAATCATGTTATTTTAACAATTTCAACCGACTCTTTTATTATCTTCTTATAAAGCCAGAACGGGCACCATTTCGGCTTATCCTTGATCAGTGCACTCATCTTTTCGTCTATCTTCTTGGCAACTTTATATCCGTTTTCTTCGGCATATTTTTCGATAATTCCGCTTGTTCCCTCTTTGATCGGAATAATGCATGTTTTAACATCTAATTCATCGGGAAGATAATTAAATGCATTGACCATAGATAATTCTATCAATTCGATCGATCCATCTTTTTTTTCAATATACCCGGGAGTCAATATTGACTTTTTGAATTTTTGCAGATAGGAATCTTCACAGATGCTCATCCATCCTATCTGTTTGCTGGTATCGTGATTAAATAATATTGGGATATTGTTTTGCATAATTTATTGTTTATTGTCTTGTGGAGATGGCAGGAGTCGCACCTGCGTTTCGGGGTGGGGCGGATATTATCCGCCTGCCCCCGTGTCCTATTCTTCGTAGACGACATCTCCATTGCGGAGGCGAGGGATTCGCACCCTCTCCCGGATCTTCGTTCCGCCTGCCTTCCGAGGCCGGTACCTTTGGCGGAATACCCATCGACTATCGACTGCCCCCTATAGCTTCATCTTGATCGGCGCTCCCGTGTACCTGGCATCGAACAGACCGTTGCTGTCGAGGAAATGCTCCAGCCCGGGGATATCATGCCTCTTGCCGTATCTCGAAGGCGTAAATTGCCTGGTTATGGGGTCCTTCCATCCGGCGATGACTATTTCCTTGTCTCCCCGGAGAAACTCCCCGCAGCGCTCCATATTGAGACCGTAGCGGGCCTTTCCCTGCTTGTACACCAGTCCCGAGAAGAAAACCCAGTCCCCGAACCGCGCATATTCGTTATGCCCGATCATCCCCCGGATGTCCTTCATCGTGAACTCATGTATATTCTTATCGACGCACCAACTGTAAACCTTCGCCAATGCCTCGAAAAGGCCCTTGTAAAGAGATATCTCCCGCTGTTCGATGACATGCCCGCATTCTGGACAAACCCCCTTCCCCGACTTGTTTTTGACCGATAGTATCACATTATCTTCTTTCTGGACCTGTTCCAGCGCCTTCTTGATGTACCACTTGATCGTCTGGCTCTGGTCGCTGATCCTCATGATCGCGATGCGGGTGGCGATAGCGGTGGCGATATATTCCAATTTTCCTTCGTTGTTCATAGGTCCAGTTCTTCTTTAGTCATTGCTAATATGTCCTTGTCGATCCGTTTGATCGTGGCTCCCATCAAAGCCATGTCGGAAATAGTCTTCTTCACTTCCCAGATAACCGGCTTCAGTCCGTCATACAATTTTATCTTGTAGTCGGGATTTCCGTATTGGTCATTTTTACCGGTCAACACCTTGTCGGTCGGTATCCAGATAAGATTAGATTTCCAGATCCTTCCGGTCTTGATGAACTTTCCGAAGACATAGAATGTCAGCTGTCCGAGCTCATCCGCTTTTTTCTGGTTCCATGGTTCATCTCCATCGGGATCAGGATGTCCGGTTTTGTATTCGTCTATCCGCTCTTCCTTCGTGTCCTGTCCGTCCGGCTTGATCAAAAGCTTGATGTTCCCGAACTTGATCATCTCTTCTTCGTCATGGATATCGACGGAAGGCAGATGCTTCCGGCAGAAATCCACCTCCCTGTCTTTTATATTGGTGTCGATCAGCCCGTCGGCGATCTTCTTGCCGAACTCGACCTCTCTCTGCCTGAAAATCTTTTTGCGCTCTCCGCCGAGGATATAGACGCGCCTGTATTCCTCCCGTCCTTCGGTCAAATAAAGATTTATCTGGCTCCAGGAAAGATAATTTTTTACCCTGATATCCATGCTATTTTATTATCTCTTTGCGTCTGTCTTCGATCTTGTTCCTGATAACCCTCTTTTGGATCTCGGTCCAGGCCTTGGTAGATTCGAGCCTCTCTTCCCAGGCCTTTAACGTCTTCAGGTCGCTGATGTCATTGATCATCAGTATCGTATCTTCCAATTTTCCTTTTTCCCGGTTCTTGTTCTCTGCGGGAACGGCCGGCTTGACGTTCTTTATCTCATTCCCTTTTCCCGATCCGGCGACAGCGGTATTATCCTCGTCGATCGATTTCTCGAAAGCCTGCTTGCCGACTCCAAAGAAAGCGGCGGTTTTTTTGAAAGCGTTGGTCGATGCTCCCTTCAGAGCGTCGGTGATGTTGTTGGATTGATGCCCTCCGTATTCGGTATGGGATATCTCTCCATCGTTAACCTTGACCGTGATCGTCGCCTGTCCGGTGACATAGACGAACTTTGTCCCGGACTTGTAAGATCCTTCTCCCCTTTCCAGTTCCTTGAACTCCCAATTCCATCCTCCGATGCCGAGGACTTCATTGAACCTGTTAACGGCGAACTGATATCCGAACCCGGTGGTATCATATCCCTTGCCGGTCTTTCCTCCTTCCGATCTCTGGATGGCGTCTTTCGGAAAGTCTTTCGATAACAATTCGTAGATCTTCCTGAAATCCAATTTTGGTGCTGTTTTGTCTTCCATAGTTTATTTTTTTACCCTTTGCTCTGTGTACAATTCCGCTCCCGGTATCTTAACCCCTTGCAGAAGCGCGTTCTTGATCGCCGTTTCCATCGGCTCCAGGAACTCGAGAGGAATCTTTGACTTGTCGGTGATCCTCACTCCAGTGTAAGTATAGGTCTTGATCAAGTCTGATCTCTCCTCGATCTTCTCCAATCTCTTCCCGGCCGCTTCGAACTGCTTATCGTCCATCTTGCCTTTTTTGAAACTGTCTTCCAATTCCTTCTTGGCTGCCGCTTCTTCGGCTCGCAGCTTATCGCTGTATTTCCTCTGTTCCGACTTGATATGGAACTCTATCTCGGCGATGGTCTTCTCGAACGGCTCCCAGAATTTCTTGGTGTTTTCGATGATCTGCTTGGCCGGTCCGATGATCTTTTCTTTTTCCGCTTTGATTATTTTCGATACGGACGATATCTGCTTCAGCCCTTCAGCCGATTTTTCAAGCGACGGCTTTCCGGAAACGACCAGCTTGTCCAGCTCCTCAATCGTCGATACTTCTCTTTTGACTATGACTAAACCCTGCTCGATTTGTTTTTCTGTTTTTTCCATGGTGTTGTTATTGAATTATTTTTATCTTTGTCGACCTTGATGTGCTCTCTCGGGGAAGGGGATTTTTTCCCCGTAATACTTACGACCATGAATACAACAGTGGTCTCCCCCGAGAAGGCGCATCCTTCTCTATCTGAATACTTCCTGGTGCTTGGTTGTGAATAAATATTCTTCCTGCGCTCCTCCGGCATACTTGTTCTTCTTGCCGGCGATGGCGATGACATCGTATTCGAACTTCTTTCTGGCCTTTGCAAGCGCCTTCAATTCCTTATCCATGTCTTCTTCTCCCGTAAGTACCTTGACCCGGTAGAAGCAATCGCTGTCCTTGTTCAATTTGACGGTCAGGTCGCAAGGAAATCCCGGCATCACCCTTTCCATATCAACCGCATGATATCCCCAGCTCCACAGCTGCTTCTTGATCTTCAGTTTTGCTTCTTTCTTTTCCATGCTTTAATTATAATCGTTTTATAATCTGTGTCAAGCCGATTATCCACAGGTCAGTCCCACTTCCTTTTCCTCATGAAATCGGACTCGACGGAACGGCTGGACATCCTTTTCTTCGTCCCGGACAATATCTGATCGGCCATCCCTCTTTTCTTTTCGAGCAACTCGATGATATCCTCCTCGATCGTATCCTTGACCACGTAATAATAGACGTTAACCGTATTTTTCTGGCCGTTCCTATGCGCCCTGTCTTCAGCCTGTTCATTGATGCCCGGGCTCCACTCCATATCGGCGAACATCACGATAGATCCCGATTGCAAGTTTATCCCCGTTCCTCCGGCCTTTATATTGGCAACAAAGACATTTATCCTATCATCGCTCTTGAACCCGGACATAGATTGCTGTCTTTTTTCAATCTTGTCTTCTCCGGTCAAGGTGACCACTCCGAGATCTCTGACCATGGCCGCTATGGTTTTTATCGTCTCGGTATACTGTGAAAAGACGATGACTTTCTGTCCTGATCCGACCGCCTCCCTGATATCTTCGGCTATCCTTTCCGTTTTAGCCAGGCTGCAAACCTGCTTCATCTTTCCGATCTCGGTCAGATGCCGGGCCGCGATGACATTGTCCTTATTCCATTTCAGATCATGATTCTCTTCCCGGAAGCGGATATAATTATCGAAAGCGTTATAGTATTCGTTCCTCCATTCTTTGCTTATATCCATCTCTTTGATGGAAATTATCTTCGGAGGAAGATCGAGCACTTCGGCCTTGGTCCTCCGCAGCATCCATCCTTTCAGCTGGTCTCTCAACTCATCGAGATGCGTCGCGCCGGAATAATCAGGCCACATCCTGTTCACGCTGATGCCCGGGCGTTTGAAGAATGTCGAAAAATAAACTTTCTGCGGAACCGTATAATATCTTTTTTTGATGCTGTCATACAGGCGGTACATCATGAACCCTCCGCAATATCTTTCTCCATATCTTGATTTATTGGATCCGAGCGGATGGCCGATGGCCCGGAGGACATTGAATAGTTCTATCGGCCGGTTCAAGATGATGCTTCCTGATAAACACCAGACTCTCTTCATCTCTTTCGCTATTCCTCCGAACTTGGCTATATCTCCGCTCTTTTTCTTCTTGCGTCCGCCGATTATAGCCTTAGCGCGAAGAGAATCTCCTTTGATGTTATGGGCTTCGTCGAGTATTATCCCATCGACCAGTCCGCTTGAGGCCATCCTGATGATCATCTCCTCGTACTTGTTCAGCATGTCGTAATTGGTGATAAACCATGGATTGCTCCCTCCCGGATAATATTCCGAAGATTCTGAAAGATACATCACCTCGGCATCGGGATAGACCTCTTTGATCTCATTAGCCCAGTCTATCTTCGAAGACAATGGGCAGACGACTATATTGCCATGTCCTTTTTCTTTTCCGGCGACAGCCGCCTGCCTTGTCTTTCCCGTTCCCATCTCATCGGCAAGTATGAAAGAATTGCCTCCGGCAGGGTTGGTTCCGGAAAGGAACTCAACCCCTTCAATCTGGTGCTTGAATAAACCCATGTTATAGCATTTTCATTATCTTTGCTCTCGGCTCGTCCCAAGTCCTCTCGAGAAGTATCTCGAAGACTATCCTCATCTTCTCATCGATCGTCATAGTTTTTGTCTTTTCTCTCACCGTCTTTTCCCAGTCTTTGACCATCCTCGGCTTCTTCTCATCCATGTAGTTTTTCTCCTTGACGATCAGCGGATCCCATCCGTGCCTTTCGGCGATGTTTTTCACCTCGTCATCACGGAGGACATATATGGCTGCTTCGAGGAAAGCCCCGACAGACTTCTCTGTCAAAGGAACAGCCCGGCTGATGGATTTAAGCAACTTCTCATCTTCCTTTTTCTTATCCTCCTTTTCTTTTTCAGCGGCTTTTTTCCTGGCCGCTTTTTCTTCGGGAGTCATCTTTATTATAGCCGAGGAATGTACCTTCCCGTGCTCCGGGCATTTTTGATCGATGCAGATCGTCAGGATCTCTCCCGTATCTTCTCCTTCGACGACTATTCCCTTTGTCTCGTGTCCGCATTTCTTTCCGACAGTAGAATACCTGTTATGATCCAGGACATCTTTTCTGCTGGAATACCAGCTTTTCACTATCGGGATGAGATCGACTCCTTTTTCTTTCCATTCCTTCTTCTTCCATTCGATATAATTCTTCATCTTCCTGTTATAGCAGCGGATATCGACGCATGCTCCGTCCTTGAAATCTCCGAATAGGCTCTGCCTGTTAGGCGGGCATTCGATGCATTTTCCAACCGCTTCTATCGCTTCCGGAGATTTGAGCCAGGGCTGATTCTTCAGCGGCTCATATATCTCTGTCGCAATGTAATCTTTGACAGACTTTGCATTGCCGGTATAATCATTCCATTTGAGATTCTTCAATACCTTTTTCTGGCCGGATTCCACCAGATCGGATATCAATACGGCGATAGAATCGCTTATCTTCCCCTCTCTAAATACTTTCTGCGCCTCCGGGATAAGATTTGTCAGGTGCAGGCGGTACCTGATATATGTTTCGCTTTTTCCAATCTTGGATGCTATGTCTTTTGCAGACTCTCCTTTGACCACCATTGCTCGGTAAGCCGATCCTTCTTCGAGCGGATGGATATCCTTCCTCTGCAAGTTTTCGATGATCTGGGCCTCCCTGGCTTCTTCATCGGTCATTTCGACAACCTTTGCCGGGATCTCTTTTATCCCCAGCTGCTTCGCCGCCCTGAACCTCCTGTTCCCGGCTATTACTTCATATCCTACCGGATCCTTTTGCCCTTTTTTTAATTTTCCTCTGACGAGTATCGGCACGAGCACTCCTTTTTCTCCGATGCTTTTTTTCAGTTCTGCGAACTCTTTGTCTTCAAAATCTTTTCCTCTCGGATTGCTCTCTGACTCGAAACAATTTCCTACCAATATATTTTTTAATTCCATGGTGTTGTTATTTTTTTATAGATTCTCTTTTCTCTTTTCTTTCTTCCAATATCTTTTTGCGGTGCTTATAATAATAAGCTAAGGCGGCCTCCCGGTTCTTCCTCTTGAAATAGTCCGATTGCATCATTTCAAGGCGGCGGAACTTGGTCCTGTTCTTCTTCGCCCTCCTAGCGGCCAGGCACATCGGACAAGGCATGTCTTCGACTATATCGATCTTATGCTTCCTGCATCTCCATGTCTTCTTCACGATGAAAGGATCGATATATTCCATCAAAGATTTTCCTTAACCCCTTCTAATAATTCAGCCAGTTTGAATGCCGTTTCCCCTTTTCCGATATTTAATTTCTCGGCGTAATACTCGGCATGAGTTCCTTTAGCATCGGGATCGAAAGCGAATGATCCTTTTCCCATCACCGAAACGAACATATCGGTATTAGGGCTTATCCCTCGCTGCACCGGGCCCCATTGCTTAGGATACAGGGTGAACAATATGTCCAGATGATATCCGCATCCGTCGCTCCACCCGACAAAGGCTCTGAACTCCGTTAACAATGTTTTCGCTATCTCCGAGAAAGTTTCTTCCCCGTTGACAACTTCTCCGTATTCATCAGTGTTCATGTTAGAATGGAATATCATCTGTGCTTATTTCTCCGGGAAATGCCGGGCCGACCGGTGCCGGCTTCCCATACATATCTTCTAGTTCTTTCTGCGATTCGGCGGAAGCGGCCTTGGCTTCTTCAGTATGCTTCTCCCATTGATCGACATAGACGGTATGCGTTTTTCCGTTCTTGTTCTTTTCCTTCATCTTGGCGATCACCAGGTTGACATAATGCTTGCCGTTGGTCGCCGACTTCTTCATGAAAGGCTTGACATCTTCCATGCAGATGCTGAATGAAAGCTGGTCATACTGTCCGAACTTGATGCCTTGTCCGACGAAAACTTTATCTTTTGCCATTTTTTATTTTCTCAACCTGTGCTCTTTGCTTATCTGCCTTTTTCTTAGATCTTTCTGACCAGTCATGGCATCCGAATGCCGTTCCTCTGCCTCTTATTTCCGGTCCCTTCATCATCTTCCTGGCCTGGTGCAATTTTCTTTTGTGTGCTGTTTTTTGGCTCATCTTATTTATACTTACTTATTATCGCAGCCGCTCTCTGGATGGTCCTTATGCTGTCGGTAGATACTTTCAATCTGGTGCTGCTCTTCGTTTCGAAAACAGAATAGTCGCACTTCTTGATAATCTCATCAGACATCTTAATAAAGGCCACGGGGTTTTTCAATTCATCCCGGCTTACTTCTAGCGAAATGTTCATAATTTATTCTCCGAAATCATCGTCATCTTCATCTTCCTCGGATGTTTCGAAATCAAAATCGTTATCGATTTCTTCCTGATCCGGGTCGATGCGCTGACCGATCAGACGGCTTAGCTTTATATAATCCATTTTTAATTGCCGGCCGGCGGCAAGCCGACCTTCTTTTTTATGCAATCGGGGAACTCTTTTTCCCAATTCACCCGGGGATCGTCGACCATTTTCCTGATGATCTCCCTCTCTAATTCGTAATCCTGCATATCTCCCATAATCTCTTCATCGGTCATTCCTTTGGAAATAAGTCCGTATCTCTCGGCATACATCCTGAATGTTCCCGGCTTCCATTGGAAGCTGTAATAACTCGGAGTTCCGTCGCTATCCCTCGGATTTATGGCTTCGGTTATTCCGGCAGATTCGCACCACTCCAGAGCCGATATCCATGTCTCTACCCGATGATTGAGGACTACGGGAGATGCCGATGCTTCTTTCTTGCTTGATCCTGCGATGATCAGCGCTGACACCATCAGTATAATGCATAGCGTTATCGCCACAATCACCATCAGTATTCCCAGCAAACCTTTATCGTCTTTTTGTTTTTTATATCCGAATGATGAATCCATATTATTTGACTGGTGCTTCTATTATGATCTGATACCTGTCGCATTCATCTTTCTGCCATTGCGCCAGATAATAATTAGGATACTGCTTCGCTTCGTGCTGCCATTGGATGCACTCCGCCTTTTCTCCTCTCGAGACCGCTATGTTCGAAGCCCAGACAAGAATCGTAATCGCTCCCACCGCTCCGAGGAGTACGATTATGATCCAGAGAGTCCCCAGTAAAAGAGCTTCCAATGTCGAATGTCCTATATTTTTTTTCATGATGTTATTTATTTATTAGAAAGATTAACAGAAAGTGTGGGTGGTCTAGGTGTCCAGTTATTCCCCGACTAGGGACACTCCACGATACGATTTTCTCGTTTCGGCTTGTGAGGCCTCATCAGTCGTTTTTTTATGTCGGGCTAGATGTTTTCTTGCAACCACCCTTGGAAAACCCACGCTTACTATTAACCTTTCAATGTACTATTTATCTTTCTCCTCTTCCGGTCACGGCCGGAGAGTGGGAATCTTCCTCATCGTTATCTTCCTCCTCTCTCATGTCCTGATCTTCAGCGATCAGCGCATCTCCGACTATCAGTCCGTCATTATTGATCGGATACTGTTCGATCGGAAACTCTTTCTTCCACTCTTCCGTCGCTTTTTCATTAACCGAAAGACCTATCAATTTTCCCTCGTCGTTTACAATCATCTGTCTTCCGGAAGGAAGATATACGATATCGATCGTTCCTCCGACAAACTCTTGCAATTCTTTTAAGGTGAATGGTCCTTTCCCCTCGGGTTTTACTTCTTCGACTGTCCCGTCAGTCTTATACAATTTAGCCATGGTGTTGTGAGTTTATTGCCCTCCGGCTTATTCTTATATTTTAATTATAATCCGATTATAATAGGTGTCAATAGCCATTCTCCACAGATAAGAATAAAGAAGCCTGCGGCCGGTTTCTAACCGCGCCGCATTTTGTAGTCTATGTGTATTCTATGCTTCTATATATAGTTTGGCGCTTTCCGCCATTTAGTTTGGCGCTTTCCGCCAAACTGGAATATCTTTTATTAACCATATATCAACCTGTTTTCCCCAATTTGTCCACCAAAGAAAAATCCCCTCCGAGCGGAGGGGCTTATCCCGACCCAGCACCATGTAAAATCGGGATTGATGGCATTATACCATCTTTTTATTTTTTTGTGAACCCTACTGCTGGGAAGAATCGCTGCTTGAGAATAATCCGGTCCCTTTGATGATCAGAGCCCAGATGGTCGAGGCTATTCCGAGCACCTCCACGAAGGCCAAGAATATGGCCGTCCCGGAATACAGATAATATACCGCTCCCCCGATCAGAGACAATAAGACGACGATCAGCTTGGCTTCGGTCGGCTTAGATTTGAACTTTTCCTTGATCCATTGCGCCATGATGCTGACGATGACTCCCACTATCCCGAGGCTGAAAATTGTTGTAAGTAAAGTTGTGTCCATGTGTTTATTATTAGATGAATCTTACTACCGCGCTCGATACGTAATGCGTCTGGTTTATGTCCATATTCGACGCATTGGTGATCGGAGTGTCCATGTACGCTCCCAGATACGGGTCGACCAGGTACAATTGTTTTACTCCGTTCGAATCCAATGCCGTTATGATCACCCAAGCGTGCAATGTCGATATACCATTATAGGTGACGGTCCCCTGATTCTTCCCTTGTCCGTTGCCGTGATAAAGATAAGATATCAGGCAGCAGAACATGAATGCTCTCTTGTCGCAATCGAAGAAATTGATGTCTTGCGGTATCACCCCGGAGCTCAAGAACTGCCAGAGATACGGAAATATCTTCTTATAAAAAGACCATTCGAATATCTTATACTGGTCGTCCGGGCTCAGGTCCGGGACCAACCCGACAGATTTGTCGGAATACAGCTTGCTCATCTCCGCCTGGGTCAATATCATCTGCTGCTGAGGCTTGATCTCGTACGGAAGCCTTTGCAGCGCCAGGCGGCTTTCCCCGATGGCATTCATCAGGTCCATGTCTACCAATCCTTGAGAAACTTCTTTTGCCAATTCTTCAGCGTTCATGTTATTTATTTTTTAGGGATTCTCTCGTTTATTATGGTTGTCAGCTCAACGATGTTTTTTCCCATTCCTTTTACTTCAACCCCCAGGGCATCGACTTTGACATCGACCGTATGGGTGTGATTCTCGGCTAAAGTCATCGCCCGGTCAACCTTCTCCGAAATATCGCAGAACCTTTTTTCGCTCGCTTCCTTCTCCCACTTTATCTTCTCTTCGATGATATCGTCCTTTCCTTTTCTTTTAGCTTCGTCTAAAGCCTGCTGCTTGTCAAGCTTGATCTGCGGATCCTTGTAAGATTTGTAGATGGTGAAAACTATGCCCATCATCCCGGCTATGAATGTTATGTTTGATTGTGTCAATAATTCGTTCATTTTATGAATATGTTGCCGGCAATCCGGAGGACTTCATATCGTTGACCTCCTTCGCCGTCTTAGACTGCCAGTTGATTATGTCGGACTTGGTGACTTCTATCGTCAGTACAGCCCTGTCCAGGTAATAATCGACCTTTGTGATCATCATATTGTCATATACGAAATTGGCTCCGTTCGGCTCGAACCCGACGAACCGGCAAGTATCTCCCGGCTGGATAGATTCGATGTCGTATCCTCTGACAGGATTTCCCAGAGAATCTAGCGCATAGCCGTTATTATCGTATATTTCAACAGTGATTTTTATTTCTGGATCCTTGTTCTCCGCGATATAATTCTCTCCGATCAAGTCGGCGGCCGCGCTATCGCTTATTCCCGTATCTTTCATGAACTCCCTCCTGCGTCCGAACTTTCCGATCGAGGCGTCATCGTCATAATGATTGTAGACGACGGACGTCGCCGATTCCCCGTTCCAGAACAGCAGAGAGTTCCTCATATTCTCGATATTTTTCTGTATCTTGATCGATTTAACATGCTTGTCCATCTCGAAGATATGCTTCGGTGAAGACGGCTTGTTCTTGACCGATATTGTCCCGTTTTCATCGACATACCAGAACGAATATCCAGTATACATCGATATCATCTTATCCATCGCTTCCCGGTACGTCTGTAAATTGACGGCATAAAGCACAGATTGCCCCGTGAGAGGTATTGATGCCTGGTCATAGGATATCTTAGGATTAGCCGTTTCCGCCCTGTAGCGGTTGATTATGGCCCTCATGATCAATCCTGTATCGGCTGATGTCCCAGAGGCGGTAGTGGTCAATCCGCTGGTTGCATCGGAATAAAGCAATGTCTGGCTCCCGTTCTTCAGATAATCTACCGAAAGCCTGGTGTATTCCCCGAGCAGATGGACCGAAGCGGTCGCTCCTTTTTCATCGAGAGATATCTCATACATCGATATATACCCGGAATAGATCCTGACCGCTCCGGCTCCCGAAGCAGTATCCCTGTCCGATACCAGTATGTCGACGGTATTATTGACCTCCAGGTCATTCCCGGAATAGCCGAACGGGATGGCCAGATCGATGATGCATTCCCCGAGACCGGCATTTATCTCCTTGCTGAAAGTCGAAAAAGAAGCGAACCCGGTCCACTCCTTGATAAACTCTCCCGACGGCCTGTATACTTTGATGGATATATTCTTCATAGGTATTTTTTTGTCTGATAGATGCTATATGTTTGCGTGTACCCCGTATCGTATTTCCCTCCGCAGCAAAGCTTGAATATCATATCCACATCGGGATATTGCGTCCATGATCCGTCATAGTAAGCGGCGTTTCCCATATTATATGTCGCCTTCAGTCCGCTTTCATAACACCATTGGTAATTATTGCTCGAATCAAGTCCGACATTATGCGGTTTCAAGACTATCCAGTATCTCGTATTCGGAGACAGGGCAAACTCTCCGTTGAAAAATATCTGGTACAGAGTCGGCACAGCTCCACCGGCCATCTCTCCCGAAGAAATGGTGGCAGTAGCATTGGCATTGACCAATGTCCCGGACGGCACTCCGTTATTATCCGTTTCGATCCTGACATCCATCCCCACAGCCGGGTTCCCTGTGTATGCAAGTTTCAGCCAGATCGATTTATAGAATAATCCTGAATAAGGCACCATGAATCCCTGGACAGCCTCATAGCTGTTGTATATCGAATAGTCGCTGTTATAAGTGCCAGGATCGAACATCTGGTCGATGATATCGCCGCAGCTGATCTGTATCGTATTTGATCCGACCACGAACTTGGGAAACGTCCCGAAATAAGGAACGGCCGATCCGGCGATGGTCACGGTCTTCATCCGGGTATCTATCTCGACTGTCTTTCCGTTCAATGACGAGCTGCTCGGAACATATATCCTTTCTCCGGTAGTCGTATTCTTTATCTCTATCCCTTTGATATATCCGTTCGGAGAATTGACCGCTATCGAAAATCTTATCTTCGGCCTGGCCGATCCGTATAATGTAAAAGTCTTGGTCTTATAGTTGGCCGTAAAAGTATCGGCATTGACGATGGTCGTTTCCGAAGTGTCTTCTCCCGATCCTGATAATACGGTGAACTCGGCGGTCCAAGGTATGAAATTGAGATTGAAGTGGTCCCGGTCGAACTCCAGCTTGGTGCATGTTGCGACATATCTCCTGGTCGATCCGTTCCAGTCGATATCAAGATTCTTTTCCGGTCGCGCGAACAATTCGGCCATGATATCTTTCTTCGATTCGACATCGGCCTGGGAAGATCCGACGATTACTCCCTGCATCGGGATAACCTTCTTGTCGAATCTTTCCGAGATGAAAGATTCTCCGTCTTCAGATATCAGAGCCAATCCGTTCAGCATCCTTTCCGGAAAAGACTCGTGCTTGGCGAATCTCGGATAATAGGTCGAGTTATTTATTTCTGTATTGTCGAATTTTATTGATTGCATGTTTTTATTTCCCTCCTATTCCTTTTAATTGAGCCTGCCTGTTCAATTCGTCGATCGTGTCCGATATTATCTTCTTGATCCCTTCATCTCCGGCGACGGCATCGTTGAAGTTGAAATTGATTACCTGGTTCGCTCCGATAGATCCGAGAAAAGTATTCGCCGCCGAAGTAGCCTCTTCATAGAACCCGGGAGAAGTTATCTTCTTCTCGTTGTCCGACAATATCTTGGTCCTGTCGTCGATCTCTTTCTGATAGGCTGATTTCTTTTTCTCCGCATCGGAAGTTATCTCGGCCAATTCCTTGTTATGCTGTTCCGTCAAGGTGTCGAAGTCATCCTTGGCCGTCTCTTCAGAAAGGTTGGAAACTACTCCGTTGGCCTTGTCGATGATAGCCTGTTCTTTGGCTTTCTCATCTTCGAGGTCCTTGATCTTGTCCCTCCATCCGTCGCTCATCGCAGACTTTTCCTGTTCGATCTGCTTATTGATGCTGTCTATCCTCGTTTGCGCCGACTTGGCCATCGCTATAACCGAATTGTTATAGCTTTCATTGGTCTTGGCGATAGATTCTTCGAGGGCGCTGTCGACATCAATAATCTCTTTCTTAAGATTGTCGATGGCATCCATTTCGTCATTCATCGAAGATACGATTGTCTTGGCCAGATCCCTGAAAGAAGATTTCAATTTATCGTTCAATGTCTGGGCATCTTCATCGGCCTGCTGCTTCGCCAGCTGGGTTTCCAGCTCTTTCTTTCCGGCAATCTCGGCCTGCCTGGCCTTCTCGGCGGCCAAAGCTTCGTTATAGGCGGCTTTGCTCGAAGAATCGGATAATTGCTCGAATACGCTGTTAAACGGCTCTGCAAACCAATTTCCGAGAGCCAGCAGACCTTTTCCGATGGTCGAGGTAAACTCTTCCCATTGCGATTGAGCCGATTTGAGTTTGGCCGAACTGGATTTATTTATAAAGTCTTCCATCGATATGGTCACTTTTTCCTGGATGGCGTTCAATGTTTCAAGGGTTGTCGAGTTATCCTTCATGTCTATCCCGAAAGCGGCGGCCGCCTGCCTTGATCTTCCCAGCAATAGATTGGAAAGAGCCGAGACGTTGCTGTCATAATCTCCCAGTCCCGAAGCGGCCAGATCGGTCGCCAGTTTTGAAAGGTACATCGATTCGTTGGCCGTTCCCGAAGCATTCATCAATTTCTGCAATCCGGAAGCCGTTGTCGACGAATCCTGACCAAGTTTCACCATCGAATTGATGAAGTCATCCAGTTGCGCCGATGATCCCGATTGTCCCAGTTTGGACATGGCGGCATTAAGCCTGATCATGGCGTCTTCATCTTCCATGGCCCTCTGCGTCGAAGTGACAAGAAAGTTTACCAGCTGGTTACCGGCATATAAAGCAGCTCCGGCCAAACCAAGCTTGGTCAGTCCGGAGGAAAGGCTCGAGGCCGAAGAGTTAAGAGTGTTCATGTTGGTCGCCAGCTGTTTGAAGGCGGCCTGAGTCTTATCTTCGGCCGACAATACCACTTTTTCTTGTCTTTCGTTTGTTGCCATTTTAGACGTTTAATTTACGGGTTATCGTTATCATCTCAAAGACTTTTTCCACTTCGTCCTTAGGGGTATTTTTCAATTCTTCATAACTCCATCCCGTCTCCCGGTAAATCATATAGTTGATCAGTTCGACCGGGCATCTGTTATTGGCTTTTTGCAGATAAAGGACGACATTTTTTATCCCTTCGTTTTTTTTTTGATCCTGGCTACGGCCATTTCGTTGACCTTCTCAACCAGAGGGCTGATCACTTTGGCCGGAAGGCTTTTCAATGTTTCGATGTCTATTTCGGCAATACCTCCTTTTTCACCTTCCAGGTTCCATGATTCGATCATGCATTTCAGGTTGAATACTCCACGGTCGACAAGATTCTCTATCTTCAGAGATTCCTGATACTCGCTCCAGGAAACATCGTCTTTCAAAACTACTTTGATGTCAGTATCGGGAATATTGAAGACAGTTTTTTTGATAAGTTCTGATATTTTCATTTTAGTAGACTGTTCCGGCTGACCTGTTTATCAACGTGATCTCGACTGCGACCCCGTCTCCTTCGTCATACATCGCCTCGAACGACTGGTTATCGAAGATATATCCTCCGGCTTCGAGCGGCTCTTCATGCGTCATCAGAGATGTCTTATGCAGTTTTACAGTCATCTGCTCCGAAGTAGTCTGATCTGATTTTATATATCTTCCCGTAAATACGGCGGTGATGGCCTGCTTTACGTTTTCAACCCATTTCTGGTATTGCTGCGGCGTATCGAACAGCCTTGAAATATCAAGCTGTCCCTCTCTTACCTGGTTCAATAATACCGAAGGTCCTGAACTTCCTGATGCCGGGCTATCGTTAAGGTTGTTCTTTAATGTCATCGATATCTTATAGCATGGCGTTGCAGTCGCTCTTGCTCCGGCATTGGTAGTGGCGGCCGCCGAATCTGCTCCGACTCCGATCAAAGCATTTCCGAGATAGAACGGCTCTCTGACCGTTCCGAAACTGGCGGTCTGGGCCAGCAAGTAAACTGGATCTCCGACTGATGCAGTTATAGATGTCGAAGCGAATCCGACTGTCTTCATATCGGCATTGACGCTTGTCAATGTGACCGAGGTTCCTCCGATAGACAAGACATCTCCGACGCATAATCCCTTGGCCGGCTGCGGATCGCTGTCTGTCGATAATACGGCCGAGGTCATTCCTGCTCCGGTCAGCGCTATCGCCAATGATGCGCTATAAAACATCCCCAGCGCTTTGATCGATGCCGTTATCTTGGCCTTGTTGTCATCGAACTCGAGCTTGAAAGTATCTACTCTGGCCCCGAATATCCTTTCGGCATAGATTCCGCGGTTGATGTCGATAGAATAACTCTTTCCCTCTCCGACCGTAAACGGATGGGTATATCCTGATAAAGCATCTCCGCTCGATGATCCTTTGGCATAAGTCATGTTCAATATGTGCCCCATGGCTTCCGGATCGGCATACAAAACGATATCTCCTTCCACCTTGCTCGATCCCTTCAAAAGCCTGGCCGCCTTCCATGTTATCCCGCTAAATCTTCCGTCGGCCGAATAGTTTGGATTCTTCTTGACGCTTTCGCTTATGAGCGGAAAAAAGATAGACGGGATTATAGGAGTATCCTTGTCTACCTGCGGCTTCAAAGCGATATATGATTGCGATGCGATGTAATTGCTCATGCTTAGTCTTTTTTATTTTTATTCTCTTCCTTGACCTTTGCGAAGTTAACATTATGGAAATCTTCGGGAAGATCTATCGATTCTCCCGATTTTACTTCCCCGTATCCGGGTATGATGAGATCTTGATCGGTGATATTTTTGTATTTCATGTCTTTATTATACCATTTATTTTAATAATTTGGAACTACCGTCAGGCAATCGACCGTTATCGCCGCAAACTGGAACGTGCCTGCCGCAACCCTGAAATCGAACGTCGCTCCGACCGCTCTTATTATCTCCACTTCTCCTCCCAGGTCCTTGTCGGTATCGAAAGATTCTGTTATCCGGTCGACGATTCTTTTCATTATGTCCATCGCTTCAGATTTTGTCTTTCCCGAATCGGTGTTCTCCTGGTAAAGGTCTATCTCGAACCTGAAAGTCCTTTCGTTCCTGGCCGTATCGATCAATTCTCCCGAACTGCTTTTCGGCATTATCACGCAAGCCGGAAACTTTTTGAAATCTCCCTGGGGATAATCGAAGACATCTCCCAGTATGGCGACATCATTGTTATCCTTCAATCCTTCCAGTTTTGTTTTGATGAGGCCGGATATACCGGCTAAGGTGTAAATCATATTGATTTTGCTATATTATCGGCTGCCTGATCGAAATAAAGGTTTCTCTTCTGCCTGGTCTTGTCCAGGGCGCGCTCGATGAACGGATTGGCCTTGGTCCCGGGATGATGCACTTCTCTTTTCCTGTCGTTCTTGCTGAAAGGATTGGTGAATACGTCTCCCGAATATTTATCTCTCAAAGGCCATGGCCCCTTCGCCCTAATCACATGGGGACCGGTCCCTTCTTCGACATATCCGCTGTAAGGAGCCTTCGACAATATCTCTCCTCTCAATGCCGAAGTCATCTTGTAATTCTGTATCCCTTTGCGGAGATCTCCTCCGTTCTCTTTACCGAACGGGGCCTGATGCACCATTTCGTTCCGTAGATCGCTCAATGATTTCTGCAATGCCTTATTCAATTCTTTGACGACTGTAGCCGGGGCTCTCTGCAAAGATTCGGTTAATCCGGCCAGATTTATTTTAACCTCTATGTTGATCATGCTATTCTCTGTCTTAATTCCAATTCCATGTGAGAATGGGAAAGAAAACTGTAATTTTCCGCTCCGACAACCGAATATTCTTCTTCCAGATATATTATCCTGTCTCCTTCTTTGACATCTGCCAGAGGGCACATCATGATGAAGTTCTTTCCGAATTGCCCGTCGATGTCCTGGCTCCTTCCGATTTCATCTGGCTGGATGATGCATCTCAAAGATGCAATATTGGTCTGATATTCTTCCTTGTCTGTCCCCGATATCGGCAATAGTCTTTTTGTCGAAACCGTCATCGTGTAAGCTGATTCTATTGGATCCATGTTAGAATGAATATTTTTTATAGCTTGCTAAAATATCTCCGACCTTGTCGAAATCTGACATCTGCGTCTTGTCCTTATAGGTGACGCTGAATCTTCCCACGTTCATAGATTGTACCTCTCCAGATGAATCGTTTGAAAAGTTTATTATTCCAGCGACCAGGACTGTCGCAACCAGCCTGATATCATCGGGAACGGCGGAGCTGTACCCCCATTTTCCCGTAATAGTGATGTTCTGGTGTCCCTTGGAAAATACTCCGGATTTCAATAATATTTCTTCTATCGGCAATTCGTTAGCCGGATATTTATAGTAATCGGCGGAGTTTATTTCCGACTCTCCGATCATAACCTTGCTGATAGAAACGCAATCGTCTACCGGCAACCTGCTCTTATTGTTCCCGTCGTACTTCCTGTCCGAATCGGTGGAATCGGCTATGAAACTATGACCTGTCTGCTGGTCGATATATGCTTCGATGGACGATATCCAATCGATAACCTGCGACTGGAAATTAGCCGCTATATCGGTCAGCAAGTAATTTTGTATCTGCGCTATTGATGTGTATCCCTTCATGTTTTTATTTATTAAATCTTGAATACGGACTTATCTTGTTCGAGTAAGGAGACTCTTTCGAAGAATACGGATATGGCAATCCCAATTCGACCGTTCCGGCTATTCCGGATATCGCTATCCTGTCAAACTCGGCCGATCCGGCGATGCTTCCTTTTTCCTCATATTCCAATTCGACTGTTCCGGCTATCTGTATCGTCAACATCCCTTCGATGAATACCATGCCGGCGATCTGTTCTTCAAGTTCTCTTTCAAGAGAAACTATCGCTCCAAGAGATCCTGTTCCTTCTTCCTCCATTATAGCACAACCGGAGACGCTTTCCATGTCTTCTTTTTCGAATGTCGACCATGCTGCCAATGATATTTCTTCCTGCCTCTCGAACATAGACATACCGGAAACATTATCTATCCCTTCCTGCTCGAATAAAGAAATGCCTGCTACCGATGATAATGATTCTTCCTCGAAATCGACTATGCCTGCCAATGCTCCGGTCTCTTCTATCTCGAAAATCATATCGACCGTTCCGGCTATCTGTCCGCATGATTCATATTGGTTTTCTGCTTGCCCGGCTATATTTTCAGTTCCTTCTATCTCGAACAATGATTCTCCTGTCAATGCCCCGGTCTCTTCTATCTCGAAAACAGATTCTCCGGCGATGCTTCCGACTGTCTCCTTTTCCAATAAAACTTCGGCTGCTATGCTTTCAGATCTCTCATTTTCAAGGATGACATAAGCGGCTAAAGACAATAATTCTTCTCTTTCCAATCCTGATAATCCTGCCAATGATGATATCCTTTCTGCTTCGAAGGTAGATCCTCCTGCCAATTGCGATACTCCTTCTTTTTCCAGCAATGCCAATCCCGATATATTATCGGTTGATTCCTTTTCCGATGAAAATATACCGGCTATCTGCGACAAAA